TGGTGTTCTAACAGTCATTTACTTAACTTCCTGCACCATACAAGGTTTTTACAGCTGTTCCTGCACTGTTATAAATTATTAAAGAAACAACACTTTTTAATTCATCTGCACCAACCGCATCATCAGCCATCTTATCTTGGGTGATAGCATTGTTAGCAATTGTTGTAATACCATCTCCTAAAGATGTAACATCACCAGAATGGTTTGGATGACTATATATAGCTGGCAGCGTAACTGTTTTAACATCTACTGCTGTTATATGGCCTCTACTATTTGAAGTAATACTTGAAACAAAATCAAAGGTTTCTCCATAGCCAGGAGATGCAGTAGAAGTGGAATTTGTTCTTGTAATATCATCATGAGCAATTGAACCGCCCGTGATAGTAATTTCATTACCACCAGAGAAGCGCGCTCTTATATCAGCATCAGAAGATCCAGTATATGTTAAGACACCTGATGTACTATTATAAGTTAACGACCCATCACCACCAGCATCTGTTACGCTAATCTTACCTCTAATAGTATCATTAGATACACTAAACGATCCAGCAGAGTAGGTAGTATTAGTACCAGCACTAAAATGCGCTTGAGTTTCAGCAGCACTTGGTCCTGTATATGTAAATACACCTGTTGATGAGTCGTAAGCAAATGAACCATCTCCACCAGCATCTGTAGCACTTACCTTATTTCTAAAGTCTGCATCAGAGTCTATTCTGTTGTCTAATTCATTAATAGCATTAACAAGATTATCTTTAGCAGTAGTATGCAGTAAAGAAAGGTCTCCAATCTGTAACGCTCCAGTATCAGAGTCAAGCTGAATGACTTGTGCTTGAAGAGTGTTTATTTCCACCTCTAGTTCATTAATAGCACCAACAATATCAGAGTCTTCTGTAGTTGTAAGATTACCTCTCCAACCTACATCCCTAGAGATAATATTAACTTTCTCTTGGAACGTCTTTACTGTATCACTAATGTTTACAATTTGCTTTGGCATGTCTTACTTCTCTACTAGTTTTGTCAGTAAATCTTTTATAACACTCATATCATTCTTAAGTTGATCCACGTCAGATTTAAGTTCTCTTTGTTCTTGTTGTTCCAGTTGCTGTCTATGCTTTCTTTCTCTAGCATTGTTAGCCTCTGTACTATTTATACTAATAATAGCACCGCTATTCATATCACGAACAAGGTCAGCACGACCTTCTACTTTCACTTGATTCATATTACACCGTTAACGCTATCACTCTTAGATCACCAAAACGTGAAATTTTAGCACTATTAGTTGATTTCATAACAATTTTAATCTGGAATTGATCAAAATCGTTTAGGGTACCATTTATACCACCTGGTAAGTATCTGTAATCTCTAAAGATACCAGGGTTATCATCAGATGGTACTCCTGTTTCTGGAGCAATTAATGTAAAGTCTTGATCAAGCAATCTGCCACCAGTGCTATTAGTTCTAAAGTAAACATCAAAGCTTGCTTTAGATGGCTTATTAGCACTCAGCATTATCTTTAAACCTTTAGCTTTTTCTGATAATGTTATTGGAGTGGTAAGGTGTTTAGCTAATGATGATCCACCTCTAGCATTTGTTTCATTTACTACAGATAGAGCATTGTTATTATCTACTATATTATGAATAGTAGACATAGATGTTCTCTGTAAATCAATAACAGGAGAAACTAAAGATGAATTAGTAGTAAAGTCAACTTTAACAGATGCTGACCTAGTACCAGTACTTAGCTTAATATCAGCGTTACGTTTTGTAGCAAGCACTTTAGGGGTATCAAAGTAGATATTGCGGTTAACTGGATAAGGTGTATACTCTGTTTCTTTCTGATATGCAGTTTCATCACCACCCAGAGACTTACCTGATGTTAGTTTAGCATTAGCAGATACTGTAGTAAGAGGAGGGAGAATGTTTTCTACCTTTAACATCATCACATCAAACATGTTTTGACGTTCTACTGTAAAGTCTCCACCACCAGTTGTAGATGAAGTTGCTAAACCACCTGCTACAAATCTAATGTTATTACCATCAACGGCAGTTATAGTTCTTACACCTGTTCCATTAACTGTATCATAGTTAATGTTATTAGCAGCAATACCACCTACATCAGAAGCATTTAAAATTATAAGCTTATCACCTACTGTAAATCCATGATCTTGTAATTTTAAAGTTACAGTAGTTGAGGAACTAGTAGTTGTTATAGCATTGCTAGCATTTACCATAGGAGGTGAACTGTTCTCCACAACAGCTGATCCACTAGTAACAAAGTCTGCTCTAGTTAATTCAAAGGTTAAATCTTTTGTCTGATCTGGTTCCCATGTTCTAGCATTCTGAGATTTAAATAGTGATCCTAAAGTAGCTTGCTTAGTTAGTTTCTTCTCTGTTGATCCGAGAATAAACTCTCCTGCTTCAGCAACATACACATTATACTCATTAGAGTCTGTGAGAAGTACTATTGCATATTCTTCTTGACCGGTTAAGTATACCGGCTCTTCAAATTGGAATGTTGTATCAGTAACACCATCATCTGCAACTTGACTAGGTGCTTTAAACACTGTTGATCCTGGTACAGAAGTATTAGCTGAAGGTATACCGTTAACCATAGGTCTTAATTGAGCTATGACTGGCGTTGCACCTGTTGCTGGTTTTGTACTAAATCTTACTTTAACTGATGTAATGAATACACCTTCTAAATCTTCAATAAGGAAAGATTGCGCAAGAGGATCAAATGGTATTTCACGACGACCAATCTGTCTTGAAGATATAGTACTAGTAGCTAAATCTACTAGCCTAGTTGATAATACTGTTTGCTGTCTGTGAGATCTTACTCCTTGAGCATAATACTTTGTTGAAGCAACACTTGTAGCATCTTCTTCATTATTCTTTGTAATATCAAGTAAAGAGAAAGTTCTATCACCAGCTTTAAATTTAAAGCTGTCTGTATGAGGTAAGAAGAATGAACCTGTTAACTGTCCATCACCATTTGTTATTAGTTCAGGAGTGCTTCCTTGTGGATGACTTGTAAGCTTATTATACCCTGTAGAGTAATCAGAATCAAGAGTAGATACTCTTCTAAAGGTTTCATCTTTAACCCAGCTTGAAACGTCTTTGTTTGCAAAGAATGGAAAATGTCGCGTATTAGGTTTTAAGCCTTGAGCTTTAAAGAAGATTTTCCTTGTACGCATAAATGGTAGAAAAGTTCTACTTACTTCTACTCCCTCTTCATCTAAGAATTCAGTGGCAGTCCTAAGCCCTGTAACTCTTGTACCTACTGTGTCTCTCATTATAGGAGTAACAAACCTTGGTCGGCGACCTCCATTGCGCTCTGTAGTTGTTCTTGATGTGTCTTCAAAATCTCTTGTAGTGGTACTACCGATAAAATCGCCTTCACTTATAGATACTGCTCCTGACCAGTTAAAACTCCAATCATTCCATACAGCACCTCTAATATTACCTGGTTCAAACCCACCATCGATTACTATAGGATCTGTAAATGCTGTTTCAAACCATTCATCTGAAGTTGGTGAAAGTTCTATAAAGCCTCTATTAGTAACTACAGCAAACGGATTAACATTTTCAGTTCCTGTTATATAATCGTTTTTAATATAACTAACTTCTGAGTAGTTTAGATATAGATTGTCACCTTTAATAACAACATTACTATTATCAGTGTGATCACTATCATAAAATAAGTTAGTGTTTCTGTTTGTAAAAGAAGGTCTTAATTCTCTTAGAGTAGGATCAACAGCAGCTTTATAATCTGGTGATTGTACAAAGGATCTTGTTTGTCCTGTAAAACTATCAACAAAGAAGCCTGATTTATTTCTGTTTAACCCGTTAGCATCATACACTTCAAACTGAGAGGTTTCAAGCTCGAGCATAGTTAATGCAGTTGTTTCTTCTAAGTTTGATAAGCGCTGTTCTAACTTACCTATATCAGCCATTGTAAAGCGTTTGTATATAAGCTGTTGACTGTTAATATCATTATCATCTATTATATATGGATTCATAGTTACATTGAATAGATCTAAAGAATTCTCTGGTGATTTAGGAAGAGTAGGGTTAACAGACTCTTTACCTTCAACAATGCTTATTTTACTATCTGTATCAATAACTACTTTTACTGATTTACCTTGATAATAGTTCGCATCAAAGGTAACCAAATCTGTAGATCTTGGAAGCTCATTAATCTTAGATCCTGATCCAAAGTTACCTGAGCTATTTACTACTGGTCTGAAATCAATAACATTTCTTAGATTAATTGTAGTGCCATCAGCTTTTGTAAAGTTAGGAATATCTTCATAGTTTACTTGACCTGTGTATGAGTTAACTGCAAAGAAGTCTCCACCAGCTCCATGAGTAAAGTACTTATACTTAACATATAGAGAAGTAGGTGCAGTATTTCCTGATATTAGCTTTAGTTTACCTAAACCATAAAACTCATCTCGCTGTCCGTTATCTTGCTCAAATATAGCAGTAACATCATCTCCATCAGAATCAGTTATTTTTACTGTATCAAAGGAGAATATATCCGCTTTATCTAGAGTATAGCCTGTAACATTTCCTGAACCATCACTGTCTGCTTGGGTTGCTGTAGTAAGAGTTTGTGTGTTAGATGATAGAGTTTTAGATCTAACAATACCGTTAGATTTATTAACATAAGCTAGCACTTCATATGTAGCTATATCAGAAGAAGCTCCTGTAATGCTAGCTGTAGATAAATCTGAGCTTAGTGTGATTGAAGTTGATGTGTCAGCAGCATCATTAACCGGACCCATAACCCACAAGCTTGTATCTGAAAAATCTTCTCCTGAGGCTGATAAAGATATATCAGTTACTCCACCAGAGTCAGTAGAAGTACTGAATCGTCTTTGTACATTAAGACTAATATCTGATATAGACTGAGGTCTAATTTGAGGTAAGTTAAATAATAGATTACTTGCAGATGCTTCTTTTAGCACTGCTTTATTTATTTCTAATACTAGATTGAAGAAGTCTGTAGCGCTGGAGCCAATTGATCTTACATCCGCAAAGTCCTGACCTGAGTTCATGGCAATGTCAAATAGATATAACCTATAGTTAGCACCGTCTTTTTCTACATGACGTACTCTAGCTGTACCAATTGTTGAACCGCCATGAGTTATAGCATCGCGTAAATCCATAAGCTGTAATTCATTTATATTAGGTAAGCCTTTGTTTACTGATACTATAATATAACTACCATACCCTACAGAAACCACTTGATTGTTTTCTGATGATGTAGATCTCGGCTTGTCTAAAGTTAAAACTAAATCACTGGGATTATTTGCTCTATAACCATCTACATAAGCTGTACCTGAACTGACTATAAAATCTAGTTTTGATGCATCAGAATCATTAGTATCAAAGCTAAGATCAAACGGCTTAACAATATAATCTCCTGATTCTTCCTTTGTACGAAGAGCTAATACGTTATTAATTTCATTATAATTTTTTATTGCGCTAACTTGAGAGGTTACTACCCCATCTTTAATCCTAGCAACTTCAATATAGTTCTCATCTGAATCTATTTCAGATTGTTCTGCGACTGTTAATACTATTCTGTATCTGTCTGCACCTGGAGATGAGAGGTTAGGAGTAGCTCCTTGATTGTCGAATAAAGCACTATTATCTGCAGCCTCTACAATATCTTGAGTTACTTTATACCCAATACTAGTTGTAGGCGTATTAGAATATTTTGAAATAATCTTAGACTGCTCTTTAGCAAATACAAAATGATCTTCGGCAAAGAAATCACCAGCATGCATAGAGACTTTACATCCTTGTCCTACAGCTGGATTACTAACTGTATTAGTAGCTTGAACTTTTAAACTGTACCCTGGGTTACCTCCACCTGTTAATCCATCACCTGCCGCAACCCTTACAGGTGTTGCTCCACTTATTCCAGCTTCTGTGTTAGTATATGCGACATAAAGAGTCGCAGGGTCAGCACCAGTAGCAGCAACAACTTCTATTACTTTAACCGAAATTGATCCACTAGATGAGAGCTCAACACCTACTAAATCTGTAATAACTGCTGGTAAAGGATTGTTCGTTGTATCTAACTTTATAAATTCATATTTAGTATTAACAGTGAGACCGCCTGGGTTAATAGCCGCGCCAGGTTTAAATATATGATTACCTAGTCTACCTAACTCTCTTTGCATAATTGTTTGCAGTTGAGTAAGCTCTCTAGCTTGTAGTGCACGACCGCTATTGAACAACACTCTATGGAAGTTGTCGCTGTCTTTAAAGTCATCCCTATAAGTAGATGAGAATATTTCTGAAGTAAACGCTTTTGTCATACTAGTCTTCCATTAAAGTTGGATAATAATTTTTATATCTTCTGTTTGATCTGCTGATCTTTGTATTGCTGCTCTATTATCTATATACATTATTTCTCCTGAAGACGGATCAACATCTCCATTAACATAAGCATATGAATCTCCATCATCCCCAGTCGCTTCTAAGATACCTGAACCACCTGCGTTATCTTGTATTGTTTCACCTTCTTCAAATGCACCAAATTGTGTATCTGAATCTTGAATATACCATACTGTATCTGTGTCAGCCTTTACAACATATGCCTTGGCACCTGAAATAACACCTGTTAACGTTTTATCTGTAGAGAATCCTGAAGTAATATTAGCAAATTCCATACGTCTTAGAGCATTACCTGTAACTCCAGTATAAAAAGTGTTAGAGTTTGGTAACTCTATATTTTTAATAAGCGCAACTTGTCTAAAGTCATTACCTACTACCCAATTAGATCCTTCTGTGCCAGCTGGTTTAGCAGTAAACATCATCGCAGTTGCTTTAAGATCATCTCTTGGATCAGCACCAAATCCAGCTGCCGGGCTAATAATAGGTCTGCCTTTAGCTCCTGTACCAGAACCGCCTGAGAACTCAATGTGAGCATAAGTGTATAGAGACCCATGAGCTTTATCACCGTCAGAATCTTTCACTACAACCTTAGTTACTGCACCACCGTTTATTGTTGCTGATGCTGATGCTCTTGTACCATTACCTACTACTGTTACGATAGGAGCAGTAGTATATCCTGAGCCACCATTAATAACTTCATACCCTGTAATCTGCCCAGCAACAGCAGCATTTTGAATACCTACTTGTTCAACATGGTCTGCAGGATCATCTGAATCAAATGCACCAAACTTAGTTACAGGCATAAAGTTAGCTGATAAGAATTGTGATGCTCTCAAAGCACCAACTGAGTATAAGAACTTCCACACATAACCATCAGCTGTTTCAAAAGAAGTTGTAGATGTACCTGAAGGCTTCACAGTAGATGTAACTGATTGACCGGTAGCAGCTTTACCACCTTCTAGACAAACATAGACGTTATTTTCATCTGTAATAACATAAAAGCTATTAGTAGGATGACCTACTGAGTTATCATTATATCCTTGATATATTGCTCCTAAAGACCAACTATATCTAGGGATAACAAATGAGTGTGCTTCAACATTCTTAATTGCAGTCATATTATATTGAGCGTCTCGAATAGTCCTAATAGTGTTAGTTGGGGTAGGTGCAGCATCAGCACTATCCCAATCAACAGGTCTACCCACACTAACATAGTAATTGTTAGCGGCACTATCAATATCCTTTTGAAGGCTTAAAAGAATCTCTTTTTTAAATCTATCTGTAATAATTGCTGGCATTTTATATCTCTTATGTTATGCTACGTATACTAGTGCTGCTGCGTCACTAGAAGCGTATGTTTTTTCTGACATTAATAACCAACCGAATGTGTTATCAACCCACATAATATTCACTAAAGCATTTGCTCTAAGATGTAATGTAGTTCCGTTTTTAAATGTTGCTGGAGTGATGGTAACTATTCCTGTACCAATATTAGCTAATGTTTTTGTCTCACCAATATAATTAGCATTAGCTAGTGTACAATTAATTGCTCCACCTGCTTCAAATATAGTAAGAGCTGTTGTAGGACTTATAACTGCATCATCATCTATTGTTTCCGGCTTGTATCTTATACCTGATTGTATGTGTACAAGACCATTACCTTTTCCGGTAAGACCTAATCCTATGTTAGTATCATTACCGTGCCCAGCAAGCTGTGGAATACCAGAGGTTGCAGCGTTTGAAATCTTAATATGATTAACAGCACTTGTTATAGGATCCATCTCTATAATCTCTGCATTATTTGTATCATTAATATGACCAGTAATAGTAGGAGTAGTTATAGTAGGTGTAGTAAGAGTCTTATTAGTTAAAGTCTGGGTATGAGCGTTAAATGTAAACTCATCGTTTGTTGTAAGTAGCGGCAATGTGATTGTTCTATCTGCAGCCAGTTCACCTACTGCAAACACATATTGATGATCTGAACTGGTATCATTAATTTGAGGTAATGTTAATAATGGATCTACTAGTGTTTTATTAGCTAGGGTTTGAGTACCACCTACTAGAGCTACTGTACCGCTTTCACCAGGAAGAGTGATTGATACTGCTGCAGATCCTTCAGTGAATCCTAATGTGGTATTATATGTAATACCGTTATAGATTAGTCCATTATCTGATAAAGACATCTTAATGGTAAGCTGATCACTGTCACCACCAAGTATGTTATATAACTCGCCAAAGTTATCATTTATCTTCCCGGCAGCGATCCTGAGCGTATCGCCTGTACCATCATTGGCTAAAGTGCCTTTATTAATGTTTTGTCTTGCCATTGCTAAGTCCGTATCTGTGGTTAGTTTTATTTATAATGGTTATTATGCTGAATCTGAATCATAGTAGGTATATTTAACTTCATCCATAGTATCGAATACTGAACGATCCTGGCTGAATCTCTGAA